CAAATTGGCGCTTGGTACGGTGCGATGGACAGGCGTATTGAGGCGCACATTCCCACAGTGCGTGACACATTTACCAACCGCCGGAAGATACAGCAAGGCAAGCTGCCAACCTACGACTGGAAAACGGTGTGGATTGAGCCATCTAAGCCCCGCCAAGAGTCCAAAGGGGGCACACACGCATCACCCCGACTGCATGAGCGCAGAGGCCACCTGAGAAGGCTAAAAACAGGCAAGAACGTCTGGGTCAAGTCCTGCAAGGTTGGTGACGCAAGCAAGGGGGCGATATTTCACGACTATGCAATCAAGGAAAACACATGAAGACCGTAATTGAAATGGCGCGAGATCAGGGACTGCCTGAGACAGCAACAGAAGGGGTGTTTCTTGTCAACAAAGATGACCTTGGCCGATTTGCCGAGCTTGTCCGTGCTGACGAGCGTGAGCAAATTGACAGAAAGATAGAAGAGTTTGCGCGCAAGTGGTGGAAGATTCATTGCGACAGCAATCTGCACTACTCATCAACCCTTAAGGCTCACCAAAATTTTTGTGCTTTGCAAGCCGCCATCCGAGCAAGAGGGACCCGAGCCTACGACCGATACGAAGGAGGCAACACATGAGCAACTGGCCTTGGTGGATGTACCTGATTGGCATCGCCCACACTGCCGTGTGGGCGTGGGCGTTTTGGAGGAGCAAGCGATGAACTGTAAACACCGCTGGACCCCAGTTGAGGGCCAACCCATTTATCAATGCGCCAGATGTGGTGCTTTTCTGAGGATCATCAAATGACCGAACCAAACCAAATGCAAGACCTGGCACGCAAGATGGGCCATGACTTGGCCGATCTGCTGTATCTGACAAAAGACGATTTCTTTTATGCCGCGCAGTGGCAGGCTGCGATGAAATCGCTCGATGACTTTGTGGCCGAATATGAAAGGGTGAAAAATGCAAAATGAACAGACAAACGGCAACAAGCCAGAGGGACACACCGCCCGTGCCCATGCACGAATGAGCGCCAGCAAGATCGCACGGGTTGCCGTGTGCCCAGGCTCTTTGCTGGCCGAGGAGGGCTTGCCAAACAGCACCAGCGAGGCTGCGCAGCGAGGCACAGACATTCATGAGATCGCCGAAAAGATCCTGCGCCAGCAGCCGATCACCGATGTCGATGATGACATGCTGGCCATTGCGTCCAAGTATGTGACCACCGCAATGGAGCAAACCACCCACGCCAAGAAACATTACATCGAACTGGATGTGACCGAGGCGCTGAAAAGCATCCACCCATCACTCGGTGGCACGGCTGATCTGGTGGCCATCGGTGGTGGCATCATGACCGTTTGCGATCTCAAGACTGGCCGCATCGAGGTTTCGCCTGAGAATAATTTGCAGTTGATGACCTATGCGCTCGGCGCGGCCATTGCTTTGAAGGCTCCAGAGACAGTGACGATCCGGCTGGCCATCTATCAACCCGATCATGGTGGCTGGCGTGAATGGTCATGCAGTTATGTTGACCTGATGGTGTGGAAGCACAAATTATTTGATCTGGCCATCGCCGCCCACCAGCCCGATGCGCCAAAGAACCCCGAGGAATCGGCCTGCAAGTATTGCAGGGCCAAGACCTCATGCGATGCCTTGCGCTCAAGGGCTGTGGCTGCGGCCAAACAGGAATTTTCTCTGGGCATCACGCCAGAGCAGTTGGAAGATGCCGCCCTGTGCGCTGCATGGGCAGACGCTGTGCAAGATGAGGCCAAAAAGCAGTTGGCCGAAAAGCCCGAGTCGATCAAGGGCTGGGCCATGAAGCCTGGCGCAAGGATGACCAAATTCAAAGATGAAAAGATGGTGGCCGAATTGCTCAAGGGTAAGCCCGAGGCATTTTCGCTGAAGTCGGCCAGCAGCATCCTCAAGCTGGGCATTGAAGTGCCAGAGGCCATGATCGAGGAAACCCGCAAGGCTGCATCACTGGTGAAGGTGAAGCCATGAACCAACCATTGCACATAAAAATCTGGTGGTGGCTTTGCGACAAGACAGGTCACATTGGGACAGGTGGCTGGATTTATAACGGCCACTTTCACCGCGACTGCAAGATTTGCGGACGGATCATCAGTGAGCCGATTAAGGAAAAAGACAAATGACCCCACTGATTCAAAAGGCTGTCAGATATGCCCCAGAGCCTGAGACAGCCCTTTGGTTTGATGTGGGGCAAATGGCGAGTGTGTCGGCGATGCAAGTGCCTGCTGAGTTTTTGATGAATCTGCCATCACAGCGCACTGGCATCGCTGGCCTGGACACATCGGGCAAAGACTTTATGTTGATGCTTACCAAGGGCGATCAATCGGTGACTGTCAGTGGTTGTTCGATGTGGCATACAGGCAAATATTTCCCGCCCTATGCCTATATTGCCACCGCCGATGGGTTTAAGGTTTATCGCCGCGATAAGCAGATAAACCTTGATGATGTCAAACCAGTGCACCGCATGGTCCTTGCCGTGATGATAAAACTAGCCGAGCATTCGCAGGGGTACAGGCCCACGCCGCAGCGCACATTCATCAACCAAAAGCGTCAAGCCAAGGGCAAACCCGCTTTGACCTTTGACTGGCACACAGTGGTCATTGAACCGCCAAAGCAAAAGAACGATCCGCAAGGTGGCACTCATGCCAGCCCGAGGAGGCATCAGGTCCGAGGCCATTGGCGCACCTATAAGTCAGGTAAACGCGGCTGGGTTAATGAGTGCTGGAAGGGTGATGCCAGCAAAGGCACAGTATTCAAAGACTACAAGATTAAAGATTCACAATGACCGCTTTGACCCTCTACCCACATCAAGAAGTTGCACGTGATTTTTTGCTGACCCGCAAACGCTGTATTTTGGGAGACGCACCACGTGTGGGGAAAACTCTCCCGACTGTGGCTGCCGCAATTCAGAATATGCCTGTATTGGTTGTTTGCCCAGCAGTTGCGAAGCCTGTTTGGCAAAAGGCATTCAGCCAATTTGGTGTTGATGCAGTAATCGTTAAAGGCCGAGAAATGGCAGCAGGTTGTGTGCCTGGTGGTGTGTCAATCGTGAATTACGATTTGCTGCCTTATATGACAGCAATCAGCGGTTGGCAAACTTTGATACTTGATGAAGTTCATAGAGTAAAAACACCAACCACTAAGCGCACCAAGGCCTCTATGAAGTTGATGAAATCAACACCTGTGGTTTATGCGCTTTCTGGGACTTTAGTGCCAAACCGACCTATAGAAATTTGGCCGCTGCTGTACGGGCTGGGCATCTACAAAGGGTCTTGGATCAAGTTCGCTTATCGGTATGCCAAGGCCTGGCAATCGCCTTGGGGCTTTGATGTGTCAGGGGCCAGCAACTTGCCCGAACTCAAAAAAGCACTGGCCCCCCATGTTTTGCGCCGCACCAGGGCTGATGTCTTCCAAAACTATCAGCAGCCCGTCATCAGCATGATCGAGTTGGATCTGCCCATTGACCGCAGGGAAAAGCAATTCGATGCCGAGGTGCTGGTGCAAAACCCGAACCTGATCCTGGCGCTCGATGGCCTGTCCGAGATCATGCGCGAGGGTGGCATTCGCAAAGTGCCGCTGGCGCTGGATTTCATCAAAGGCAAGCTGGACGATGACCCCGACGAATCGCTGGTGGTGTTTGCCTGGCACAAAGATGTGGCCGCCATGCTGCACGATGGCCTGAAGGATTACCAGCCCGTGATGGTCACTGGCGAAACACCAGCAGCAGATCGGCAAAAGCACATCGACGCATTCCAATCTGGCGAGGCCAAGGTCATCATCGGCAACATCGCCACGCTGTCTGAGGGTGTCGATCTGTCCAAGTCATCCACCGTGATCTTTGTCGAGGCGACATGGGCCACCAGCGCGTTTGAGCAGGCATCGGCGAGGGTCGAGAACATCCAGAAATTCGGCATCGCGCCTGCTGTGTATATCCTGACCACGCGCAACAGCTTGGATCACACGATTTTGGGCAAAGTGCTCAAAAAACTGAACATCATCGAGCAGATCCTTTGATCTGTGGTATGCTGTAGCATGATTTGTTGTCAACAAGTCATATTTAAACCTCGAAACCGAAAAGGAACGAAAAATGTCAACACGATTTGTAACCGGGAAAGTCCGTTTGTCCTATGCCAAGATCATGCGTCCAGGCAAAAATGAGATGAATGGCAAGAATGAATATTCTGCTGTGGTGCTTGTGCCCAAGACTGACACAGACACGATCAATGGCCTCAAGGCTGCGGCCAAGGCAGCCATCGAAAAGAAGTTTGGGGGCACGCCGCCCAAGGGCTTAAAAAACCCTTTGCGCGATGGCGACACATCCACCAAAGATGATGGCAGCCCGATGGGCAATGAATACAAAGGCCATTTGTTCTTCAACTGCAAGACTGATGCCGACCGCAACAAACCATCGATCATTGACATCAATGGCCGCGAATTGATCGACCCTGATGCTGTGGTGTCTGGTGATTACGTCAAGATCTCGGTCAATGCCTATGCTTACGATGCTGTCGGCAACAAGGGTGTGGCCTTTGGCCTGAACAACGTCTTGCTGGTGGCCAAGGGTGAGCCTCTGGGCGCACCGCGCATGAGTGCAGCCGATGAATTCGGCATTGGTGGTGGTGGCCATGCTGCACCAGCCGCTGCTGTGGCCGACGATGACAACTGGGCATAAATAGATCACCCCGCAGGTCTTGGACACGCAGACCCTAAAGTGAAGTGGGAGCAGGTGGAAGCCCTGCACCTTAAAGGACCAACATGAACGAACCAAAACCGACCAAAGAGGTCAAAACTAAATTCATGAATATCAGAGTCACCCCGACACTGATGGACATGCTGAAAAAAGAAGCCGAGGAAAATACTCGCACAGTGGCACAGCAGGTGCTTTTCATTCTCAAAAATCACTTCAGCAACAGATAAGCAGTAACCAATGACCGCAACCGATAAACGAAAAAAACGCAAAACGATACAAACGATTGAAAGCCTGATGCAGCGCAGCAGCCCAGAGGGTGACTGCATCGAGTGGCAGGGTTATGTGTATGCAGGGAATAACCCCCAGGTCAGCCACGATGGAAAGATGACCGCTGTGCGCAAGCTGGTGATGTTGCTCAATGAGCGCAAAGTGCCCGAGAAGGCTTATTACAAGACCACCTGCGGCAATGACCTGTGTGTCAGGCTTGAACACATCAAAGTGGTGGACCACAAAAAGCACATGATGGGCATGGCCAAGAATGTGCGGCATAACGCACCTACCAGGATCGCCAAGCTGCAAAAGGTCGCTGAAAGCCGACGCAAGCTGACCGACGAACAGGTGCAAGACATCATTCTGTCCGATCAGCCCAGCAGGGCGCTGGCCGCTGAATATGGGGTCAGCAAGGGCACGATTTTGAAGGTCAAGGCCCACCGTGCCAGACGGGTGGTCAGCGCCAGCGTGAACCCGTTTGTGGGGCTGATGCGATGAAATACAGGAACACCTACAGCCTGATGGATGAAATCATGGCCCCACCAGATCGTCCATTGCCTGAATTCAAAATCCGACACCAACTGTCGAGGATGTATCAGGGATTGAGGGCACTGGAAACCGACGAAAAGCCCAGCATGACTGACTGGGATGTGGTCAGCGATGCCGTGAACATGCTCGAGATGCTGACCACCGCAAATGATGGCTGGTGGCTCGATTGCGATGGCGACCAGGTGCAGATCAAAGACCACAGCGGCCTGCTGCCCGATGCGATCTCAGCACTGGCCCAGGCTGGCCGCAGGTACTTTGAGCATGGCGTGATTCGCCTCGATGCCAAGGGCATAGCCACCATTCGCGCCGTGCTTGAGGATTACGCGCAGTTGATCGAGATCATGCCTGCCAGGGTCATGATCCACTGCCACCGCAAAGTCGAGAAAAGACTGCAAGACATCATGAGAGGCAAAGCCAAGCCGCACGATGTGATCGTCAACAAAAAACGCAAAACCTAGGGTTTGTCCTAGGTTGTGTCGTGTTATTTCGTGTATAATTGAACACATCAACAACCCAACGGAGTAAACGACATGACCAAATACACAGCAAACATCCGCAAGACAGCCGATGGCAGCTTTTATGCCCTGATCGTGCGCATCGACAGTGATGGCGAGCAAAACGTGATTCATGGCTACAAGGGCAGACACTTTGCCACCCTGAAGGCAGCAGAAAAATCGACCAGTGCTTACCTGGCAAAAATCTAATCACCCCCCTGGGGCCACGGCCCCATCACTTAACCGAAAGAAACGAAATGAAACCCTCACACATGACAACCCCCCGCACCTTGGCCGACTGCACATTCCAGCAGGGATACACCAGCATTTACCCGATGGGGCACAAAGAGCCAGCTTGGGAAAAGTGGGCTGGTGTTGCCCTGGCCATCACAATCGGCTTTGGCTTTGCTGTTTTGTTGGTTGGCTGGTGGTCATCATGAAAAAGTATGTGCGCAATCTGCAACCAGGCCAGCGATTCACTCTGCTGCGTACTGGCGAGAAGTATCTATTTATCAGGCGCGAACACAGCACCCCCAGTGGGACCCGTCATGTTGTGATGCTTGATGATCCTTACATCATCCCCACCAATGGCCACAAAGAATCAACCCTACACCATGCCTGTCATGTGTTGCTGGAGGCATCATGAACTTCAAGACAATCTGGTTTAAACCAAAACCGACCCCATTGACTCGCTGCCAGGTGCTTGGTGTTTGTCAATCAAAGCAAAGCCCTGGATGCAAAACAGGATGCAGAAAATCATGAAAACATTTATGCAAATGGCCAATAAAGCCAATCTCCCAGCTTGCCATTTGGAGCATCCAAGGGCTTTGCAGCGTTTTGCAGATCTGGTGTCTGAGCATGAATTGCAGGCTTGCATTGATGTGCTGGAGGGCCTGCACGCCTGCCAGGACAATCACAATTATTATCTGTACGCCAGCAAAACGCTAAGAGACATCAGGGGCAAAAAACCATGAGTTTTAAATTCTGCAACAAGTGTGAACGTGACAGGCTGCCAGAGGGAGGCGTGCATACCAGCCCCAACAGGTGGCTGTGCGCTAAGTGCTGGACCCACTTCACCCAAAAAAAAGCCAGGGCATAAAGCCCCGGCAAGTCCCTTTCCAAAGGATGCAGCAATGGCAAAGCTGCACCTCCAGCATACATCAATCAGGACAAGAACAGGGCAATTTCCGCCTTGCGTCTGCGCACCAGCCCTGGCAGCACTTTGCCGCCCCCACGGGTCCACATCATGAACGCCTCGGCTGCGCCTTCCCAGTCACCACGGTTGGCCCTCATGCGTATGGTGCTGCGCTGGAGGTTGCCTAGCCCGAAATTGAAGGATATAGAGACCAGAGCGTCAAAAGCGCCTTGACGGCCAGCACAGCCGGGAACAAGTCGTAAAACACCACGTTCAAAATTTTCAACGTCAACACGGAATAGTTCGTTGATCTCTTCCTTGGTCCAGACACGGTTGTCCTCCGGTTTCAGTAGGTACTCCTTGCGGATCATGCCGGTGTAGCCTTCTTTCCTAACCATTGGCAGTTTGATCTGCTCTTGGTACAGCACATGGCCGTAGCCAATCGTCCATATGTGCGCGGGGCACAAATACGGGCGGGAACGAAATCCCTCGTACCTGTGCATCAGGTCTTCACCTGCCCTGCTCAGTTTCACTTCTTGCTCCAGCTACGGCTACCCATCCAGTACGCAATGATGCCCGACAAGAGCGCCATTTCGTCTTCGCTAAACACAATGTCAGCGTAGCGCAGCACATCGTCAATGCTCGTAATCAAGCCGGGGTTTGTGTACAGGTAGTAGCAAAGGAATGCGTTGATTGCAACCAACTCAAGCACAAAAATATATGTGATGGTCGGACGAACCGTGCCGATGTAGTTGACTACCCACTTGCTGGCATTGCGAACAATCTCTTTGTCGTGATCTAGCGCCGCAGTGACCTTTTCGGCATCAGTCTGCATGGCTACCTGCTCAGTGCGAATCTCCTCGACACGGGCTTGTGCGGCAAAGCCTTGAGCCGCCAAAGCCAGTTCGCGCTCGTTCTGGAGGGAGGCCAAACGCAACTCGTGTGCTTGGTCAGCTTTGTTCTGAAAATGCTCCAGCAGCTTAGGAAGGCCGGAAATTAAAAGACCCCCCAGGGTCGAAATAAGTGACAGCATTTATCTTCCTTTCAGGTGATTGACGACATACAGGCCGATGATGACCAAGGCACACACCAGTACAAAAATGGCAGACCACATCACAATGGCCCAAGCCTTTTCGATCCTTGCAGCCCTCTTGCGTGCAGCTTCTCTTTCGGCAGCATCACGCTTTTGCTTGGCCTCTTTTTTGAAGTTCAGCCAATCCTCCCACAGGCCAGCCCTGCCGTGGTAGACCATCATGCGCTTGAGTTCTGCCTCGTTGTTCTTGATCTGCTCAAGAGCAGCAAAGGCCTCCATGTCATTGTCTGACTCGGCCTTCTTTTGGATTTTGCTGGTGTTGTCAAAGTAATTGAACAACTGCTGGCCAGCGGCCATGATGTCGCCACCATTGTTGACCGCCTCTTTGATGACCGCAAAAGCTGCGTTCGCTGCTGCGAGTTCAACCAGCATAGGCCCACACCAACACTTTCACGCAATAAATAATGAAACCGACGAGAGCCGCCGCCGCGATGAAGCTGACGGCCCAGTCTCTCATTTTCCAGCGCCCCACAACGCGGCGAAGATCACGCCGCCCATCGACAGGATCATGATCCCCGCCGTCTGCATCATGATCTGCTCCAGGCGCTTGAGCCGGGCGTTGATTTGTTCATAGCGCAGTGCGCACACAGCCTCGTGCGAGTTCAGCCGTGCTGTTGTTTCGTCGATCTGGTCGCTCATTGCTTACTCCGGTTGCGTGGGCCAAGTGATAGTCCAAGGGAAGCCATCTTGTGCAGTCACATCACGCAGCGCTTGACGGTGTGTGGCCCATGCAGCTTTGTCCACAGGAGCGTCCAGCAGCGCGTCAGCCACTTGAGTCCAGTCGGATGCAGCCAGCTTCGTGTTGCGTTCTGCACGGACCTGTGCGGCTTTTGCGATTTCATTCTCAGCATCACGCTTGGCAATGTATGCAGTCTTTTCTTCGGCGCTGTACTTCTCAACAATCTCCCAAGCCTGAATCGCCACAACACCGTTCAGCACAGGCGTGATCTCTTTGGCTTCTTGAAACTCGGCGTCGTACTTCGCCGGGTCGGAATACTCGAACCGCGCAAAGCCAAAGGCCGCGATGGTTTCATCGTTTAGCGGGAAAGAGAACGAAGTATTCGGGTGTGTGGTCTGGATAAAGTGTTCACCCAAAGGCCATTGAGTCACCTCACCATTTTCAATTTTTGCAAGCATGTTGTTTTCTCCTTATGGTGTACCGACATCGGTTGATGGGAACGTGCGAGTTGCGCCAGGCCAAACAATGCGGACTGCGCCGGATGCGCCAGCCACTGAGCCTGTTGTGCTTGTAGAGCTGCGAAATTTTCCAGCAGAACCACCAGCTCCAAATAAACCCGGCCGACCTTCTCCATATTGGCTGTTGTCTGCTAAGCCAGATTGACCATCTTGGCCACCAGAGCCGCCGTTTACAAATGGCCCCGTTTGGTTGGTGGCTGAAACGCCTGAAGTTCCTTGCCCAAACAAGCCAACCCCACCGGCACCATAAACCGGCCCGCTAGAGCCACTACTCCCACCAAAGCCACCGCCTCCTGCACCACCAGAACCGGCACCACTGGCGCTGGAGTTTGTAGACCCCGCGCCACCAGACCCAGCGTAGCCGCCAGCGCCTCCGCCTCCCGAAGCTCCGTATCCGTCAGAACTTAAACCGCCGCCACTACCACCACTACCACCAGTTCCAGCCTCTACCGTTCCTGCTCCCCCTGCAAAACTGGTTCCACCAGCACCGCCGCCTCTTGCGGACACGGTTAAAGTGTCTTTGAAGTAAGACTTGCCTCCGGCATTCTTTGGACGCCCGCCATTCCCAACCACAACGGCGTACGAAGTCCCCGGCGTCACGGCAATGCTGTTCGCATACGCAAGCGCTCCACCGCCGCCACCAGTCGCATTTACTGCGCCATCCGTGCTTCCCACACCACCCCCGCCACCACCACCAACGCACACAACGCTGACGGAGGTCACACCAGCCGGACAAACCCATGTGTAGGTTCCCGGCACTGCATAAGTTGATTCACCTCTTGGCACTTCAGTTTCTCCTGTTGTATTTGCTGAAAACATCATTCACCTCACACTGTGTAGTTTTGGCCGCCGTTGGAGCCGAGCCAGCTCGATCCATCGACTGCTGTGAAGATGAACTTGTCAGCTTTTGATGCTGTGCTTGTCAATGTTGGTGCCGTGCCACCGGGCCACTTCACCGAGGCGGGCCAAGTCACTGTGCGGCCACCTGTGCCGTCCTGAACTTGAATGAGCGTGAACGACTTACCAGCCACTGGTGTGGGGAAGGTGTATGTGCAGTTGCCTGTCAGCGTCAGGATTTGCACCGAGCCGTTAGCCAAGTCGATGGTGTAGGCTGTGCTGGTGTTGGCAGTAGCAACTTCTTCGGTGTAGCCGTTGGTGAACGTGCCAGCTTCGATGGTCTTGTTCGTGAGGGTTTGTGTGCCTGTCTGGGTCACGTCACCAGTTCCAGCCGCTTGTGCCCAGTTGGTGCTGTCTGCGCTGGGGTCTGTCGTGCCGCCGCCTGTGGACTTGCGACGATATGACAAATAAGTGATAGGCGACCAAACCACCACGCCTTCGGTGTATGTCGTGCCGCTGACCCACTTGGTCACGTTGGCCGCTGCTGTGGCCGCTGCTGCTGCTGCTGTGGCTGCTGTTTCGGCGGTGGCTGCTGCCACAGCGTCTGCGTTCACATCCACGGCCAGCGCATTCGCCTCAGTCGCAAAATCAGGCAATGCGCCCAGGAATGCGTCACCACGGGCAGAAAAGTTGGTCGGGTCATTCC